ATGTAATAAGTCTAGGGCCTCATAAACGTGCTTAGTGATATCATATTTATTGATAACCATTTTTAATACTCCATTACTTGTCTTAATTTCATACGTTTCTTATACCCTATGCTTTGATAGCGACACAGGGCGATATAGTCGGTGCTGGAGTAGACTTTGGAGTCTAGTAGACCTGCTATATACCAGTAAAATGAATCTTCGTTAGAGGGCTTTATTAAGCGTCTAAAGGCACTATCCTTTAATATGGTTCTCTTCATATCGACCACCCTAGCAAAACCCCTGATATTAAGGCAAACCAAAGGATGCCACCCGTTAAGAATAAAAACACTTCTTCAGTGTCTATTGTCTTAATCCATTGTTTAAACTTAGTCATTTTTAACCACCACCTGTAAGCTTGTGAATTTATAGACTTTAGGGCCACTAGAAAATCTAACTAGCACTTGCCCTGTGTCTCTGTTTATTGACCCTATTATACCATAGGGGTTGTTACCGTATTCTAATTTGACCACATCACCTGCATTATAGTCGTTTAAATTGTGATTTTTCATAGTGTATTTATCTCTTCTTTAAATTGATATTGTGCTATCTCTTTTTCTAGTTCAGGCATGGGCCCTTCTATATAAATTAAGTTTGACGTTAAGGGGTCTAGCTTATAATACTGACTAGGCCCCCGCCCCCCATTAAGGCCGATGTAGACTTCGTTTTTAGAGGTAATGGATAGGGTAGCGGCTAACTCGTTAAACGCTTCTAAGGTCATTATAGAGGGCATTATTCTGGTATCCTGTAATTAATATACGCTTCGGTATGTTTAGGCGTGAAATTGCGATATTCAACAACGAGTTTTAATGACCTATCGCCCCTCTCTAAACGTAGGGGATCATCACTTTCCTTATAGTGCCAATCGTGTTTTGTTAGCAGTTCTTTATAGTCTGATAGTTTCATTTTTTATTGTCCTTTGTTTTTAAATATTTTATCTACAATAACGCCACCTAAGACCATGCAAGTTAATGCAATATAAGCGTTATCAGTAAACACAGAAACGAGAACAAGGGCGATAAACGCCCCTGAAAAAAATCTAAGTATAATCATAAGCTACCCTTTTGCATATTGCATCATAAACCGTATATGCTCAAGTCTAGCGGCTCCTTTGCGACTTGCTAGGTTCCCTAGCCATATGGCAACATCGTTTCCAGACTTGCCCACCCCGCACCATATGCCCTTAGTTTCATACTTGCCGTCTTTACCTGCTGTTATCCATTGTCCTGCTTGCAAGCCTTTCCTTTGCTCTTGTGATAGTGTCCATATATCTACAGTCTTTTGATATTTAGCCATTTTACTTGATCCTTTTAATTAGTTTATGAGTTCTTTTTACGACCCAAACACAGACCGAAAAACAGATAATAGGTACGCTCAAAATAAGCGCAATAAATGCCATTGTTTCTATCATCTTAAAATACCGCCTTATCATCTAAGTATACGATACCTTTACGGGTACATACATCTACCCTCAAGGCCCTTAGACGGCTCATAGTGGTTCTAGTGGGCCATTTACGCAGAGTCGTTACATTGGCCCTCGCAGTCTCGGTTTCATAGTCATAAGTGGCGATATGATGCCCATGCAGGTAGATTAAAGCCTCGTCATAATTGGCCCGATACTCGACCCCTGTATTGTCTTTAGACCATACACGGTCTTGGCACTCTATTGCTTTCCACATTTGCTCTTCAATTAAACGCATTATTTTGTTCCTTTTTTTAAATTAATTATTAATTCTCTGGCTATCTGCACACTGGTAGATATACCGTAATCACTCAATACAGACACCATCATCTCAGGATCATTAGTCACCAGAGAATGTTGAAAATTAAAATCATACTGTACCTGATCACATACTATTTTTAATTGTGATGTTTTCATTCGTCAGACTCCATTTCATCTATTGTATAACCGTCTTCTTTACCTGCTTTGATAACGTAGTCTACTAACTGAGTCCAAGTCGTAAACTCTTGGGAACCTGTATATAACTGCTCCAGTTCTTCTCCAGTATTCCAGTTACCAACCATACTAACGGTCGCATATTCTGACATCTCACCATAACAATCTATGTTTTTAATTGTAATCATTTTGTACTCTCCAAAGGGGCCCAAATGGGCCCGTATAAGGTTTAAAGGTTAAACGGTGGCGTATATGTTACCCGTCTTAAAAGATTGCGTGTAACAGCGATCTAAGGGGATAGAATCGACTTGTTTAAACTCGCCTATATCTACCTTAGTCTCATCAGAATTGAATAAACGAGCGCCGCCATAGGCCGAGACCCTTAATACTGCATCCTGATCATATAGATCAAAGGCTAGACGTTTAAGGCTAGTAAAACCCATGCCAGCATCCCGTAAAGTGATCATGTAAGATTGCTCGCGCTCGCCTTCCCATGACCCCTCGCATACTTCATATTTAAAGCCCTTCAATTCTAGATAATACTCAAACTCTTTACGGGTCTTATGTAGTTCTAATTGGGTCTTGTTTGGTCTATCGGTACTCATAATAATTTTAGTCATTTCTATATCTCCTTTGCTAATGCATTTTGAGTTGATTGGCTCGCTTCATTAAGACGCGAGGTTAAATCATTTAACTGACGTATTTGGTCACTTTCCATCTGTAATAGTTGCTGCATAAATTTGTTAGTTCGGGTTAATTTATCTTGTGTCTCGTTTTTATGTACCCTTAGTAGACTAGCCTCTAGTTGAATTATATCCTTATCATAATCCAGCTGGTGCTGTCTAATTTGTACGATACTGGAATGAATGCTAGCTATTAGCTCGCGTATTTTTTGTTCGCTTTGTAATGCTTCTTCGTAATTAGTCATAATTTAATACTCTATTTGGTTTAACTTTAAAGTGACTCTAATAGGGGGATCTATTGAGCCACTATAAAGATAAACAAAACGTACGCTTCTCGTTACACTCCAGCGACCGACTATTAAAGCCGTTACAACCCACCGATGAGGCTAGACTAGATCCAATCTTTAGGGGCTCTAGATGGGGCGGTTAACTCCCATACAGATAGAATAACAGGTCTAATAATTAAATAATTCTAAATGCGACCCCTACAGACCTAAACACGACACCGCTATAAAATACTTAATTTAGGTCTATTTCAGACGGGTCTGAGTTTAAAGACACAATCACCCCTCAAAAATAATATTTTACCTATAAAGGGTCTACGTGCGCGTAGCAATAACCGTGCCAACTATTAAGTTAAATTACATCTAAATTAAAAATAGACCTAGACCCCTCATTATTGTATAGCCCTGAGAGCTCGAGAATTGCGATCTAAGGGCTATTTGCTCAAATAGGGGTCAGTATACCTATTAAAGACGAACGCAATTCCACTGGTTATCCATACAGGTTTTTATCCACAGCTTTATACACAGGTTTAACACAGAAAACAGATGGTTTATCCACAGGATATACAGGCACTCTATGCAACAACCATGCCAATTTAATACTGGATACTGAGGGGTTTCAAGGGGTCTAAATATGTGGGCCATAGGCTTTTTCTTTTGTCAATTCTGGGGACATTTGTGACCCGTGAGTCAGGCCGTGACTATTGGGCTGGCTTTAGTCACCTTATGACGCACTGGTCAGACCGTGACTATCAGACACACTCTGGTCACATTGTGACTATTGGGCTGCCTTTGGTCATTCCGTGACTCCTGAGCACTCTCTGGTCACATTATGACTCACAAGTCATGGGGGGGGCCCCTGTGGCTAATGACTGTAAACGTATACAGGCTCATAGGCACATGGGAGGGAAAATGAGGAAATAAGAGGAAGAGGTATAATTAAGAAGTCAAGCATTAAGTGGATATTTAATAGGACAGAAGTAGAATCTGTAGACCAAACAGACTGTATTGAGGGGGAAGACTAGATTAGACTTGACTTATGCTAAGAAATATGTTATAATAGTACCTTAGTGTCTTAGGGACGCTTTAGAGTAATACTTTAAGAGTTTACAATAATAATAAATATAATAACCAAACTCCAACGGTAAGTATCACACGGGTCGAGCTATACCACTAAAGTGATGAATCTCGCAACTACCTTATTGTATGTCTATAACTATTAGAATCCCCGTTTAGGCGGTCAAGAATCTAGGTCATTTAATGAGTAAATCAACAGAAGAATTAAGTCCTCGTACTGGAAAGAAAAAGACTAAACATAAAGGAAGTTCATTACTCTATAAGGGTATGCCTCCTTTAAATCCAGCAGGAAGACCTAAAGGAAGTGTCGGTAAGTACACCCAACTCTCTAGAGAATTAATGTCTGAGAGAGGGCCTGATATAGTCAATAAGGTAATTGAGTTGGCTATGGAAGGAGATACTACATGTCTGAAGATGTGTCTGGATAGAATACTGCCCCCTAAGAGGGATGTTGAAGTTAAACATGAAGGTGGTCAGGCTATAAACATCACTGTAGCTCAGTTAGGCAATCAAGCTCAGGATGCCATAGAACACGTAGGTGGTCAGGTTATAGAACACAGCCTATCTAAATCTATTGCAAAGAGTAAGAAGAAAGAGGACAAGGCATACGATGCTATAGTAGTGTCTGTTCTAGAAGAAGACGAGAATGAGTGATATACAGGTAAGTCTAACTCCTGCACAGATGGAGATATTTAACTCACCAGCTCGTTTTAAAGTAGCAGCGTGTGGTAGACGTTTCGGAAAGAGTTACCTTGCAGCGTGGACGTTATTGATTAAAGGTCTAGAGTCACAAAGCAAGGATATATTCTATATAGCCCCTACCTTTCAACAGGCAAAAGACATTCTATGGGGATTGTTGAAAGATTTGGGTAGAGATGTGATAAAGTCTACTCACGAGAATACAGCTACAATAACCCTAATAAATGGTAGGAAGATATACCTGAAGGGTTCGGACAGACCAGATACGCTACGAGGTGTAGGTCTGGCCTATGTAGTGATGGATGAATATGCTTTTATGAAGCCCTCTGTATTTGAACAGATCATCCGACCTACCTTAGCTGACGTTAAAGGTGAAGCCCTATTTATCGGAACACCCGAAGGGCGTAATCACTTCTACGATATATACATAGCTGCACAAGACGACCCTGAGTGGGAAGCCTTTAGTTTTAACTCTACTGATAACCCACTGATAGACCCTAAAGAAATTGAAGTTGCTAGAAGGTCTATGTCTTCACAGGCATTCCGTCAGGAGTTTGAGGCTTCATTTGAATCCTTCTCAGGCGGTATCTTTAAAGATGAATGGTTTAAAACCTCAGTAGAACCAGACTACGGGCACTACATCATTGCAGTTGACCCTGCTGGTTTTGAGCAATCTGTTAAAGATAGAGGTAAGTCTGGATCTAAGCTAGATGAAACCGCTATAGCTATAGTAAAGATTTGTGGTGATATATGGTGGGTAAAAGATATATTACACGGTAGGTGGAACATAAAGAAGACCGCAGAGAATATACTTAACTCTGCAATAGATAACGAAGCGTCTACAGTAGGCGTAGAGTCAGGGGCCCTGAAGAATGCAATCATGCCCTATCTAGAAGACCTAATGAGAATACAAGGTCGGTGGGTCGTAATCACTGATGTAACTCACGGTGGTAAGAAGAAGACTGACCGTATCACATGGGCCCTACAGGGTCGCATGGAACACCAAAAGATCAAGTTCAACAAAGACAGAGATTGGAAACACTTTGAAGATCAAATGATGTCTTTCCCTAGCACACAAGTACACGATGATCTGCTAGATGCTTTAGCATACATAGATCAAGTATCAGTAGCAGATTTTACCAACTCTATCGAAATAGAAGAGTGGGAACCAATGGATTTAGAAGCAGGATATTAAAATATGATTGAGCAAGAAGAAGACCAGTATCAAGGACTATCCTCTTGGCTAGGCGAACGTCTAGAAACATGGAAAAACCATCGTGACCAGAACTACCAAAAGAAGTGGGATGAATACTATCGTCTGTGGCGTGGTATCTGGGCAGAGTCTGATAAACTACGTGACTCTGAATCTTCTCGTCTAATTAACCCTGCTCTACAACAAGCGGTTGAGTCTACTGTATCTGAATTAGAAGAAGCAACCTTTGGTCGTGAGAAATGGTTTGATATTAGAGATGATATTTTAGATGAAGACCCTACCGATGTAGCGTACCTACGTAAAGTTCTACAAGAAGACCTTGAGCGTGATGGGTGCAAATCAGCCATATGCGAGGTTTTCTTGAATGGTGCTATATACGGTACGGGAATCGCTAAAGTTCTCGTAGAAGAGAAAATAGAGCGTGTGGTGGTCGAACAGGAAATAGAGGGTACTCTAGGATCTAAATCAAGAGAAGTAGTCGAAGTAATTAGAATGGCAGTTCCTTTGGAAGCGGTATCTCCAAAAGAATTTATAATTGATCCTGCTGCCTTGTCTATTGATTCAGCATTAGGAGTAGCGCAGGAGGTTATTAAACCCCGTTACCATGTTGTCAGAGGCATTGAAGCAGGAACTTATCGGGATGTTCCATTAGGAGCAACAAACATAGGCATTCACGACTTTGGGTTTGACCCAGAAGACAATGCTGGTGCAGAAGATGATCGTGTCAAAATCACTGAATACTGGGGCTTAGTCCCTAAGCGTTACTTATCTAAAGAAGAAGACAGTGGTGAAGAGTTTGACTATGACACGGATGAGTTAGTAGAGGCAGTAGTCACGTTAGCTAACGATGATGTGGTACTTAGGGCAGAAGAAAACCCTTATTTAATGAAAGACCGTCCTTTTATTGCTTATCAGCATGATCGTGTACCTAATAAGTTCTGGGGTCGTGGTGTATGTGAAAAAGGATACAATCCACAGAAAGCATTAGACGCTGAATTACGTGGTCGTATAGACGCTTTAGCCCTAACGACACACCCAATGATGGCAATGGATGCTACACGTATCCCTCGCGGCACTAAGTTAGACATTAGGGCTGGTAAAACCATCCTAACTAATGGCGATCCTCGCGCAATCATTCAACCATTTAATTTTGGACAGTTACAACAGCACACATTCCAAGAATCTGCTGAATTAGAGCGTATGATTCAAATGGCAACAGGTGCTATGGACTCAGCTACTAGTGTAGCAGGAAATGCTCGTAACGGAACTGCTTCTGGCATGTCTATGATGCAAGCAGCGTCTATTAAGCGTCAAAAGCGAACTCTAGCTAATTTCCAATCTGACTTTATGATTCCATTTATAGAGAAATCAGTACATCGAAAGATGCAGTTCGATGAAGAACGATACCCAGTATTAGACTATAAGTTTACCCCTTATTCTACTATGGGAATTATGGCTAAAGAGCTAGAGACAACACAGACTGTACAGTTAATGTCTATGTTACCTCCTGAATCACAAGCTTTTAACATGTTATTGTTATCAGTATTTGAGAACTCTAGTCTAAACAACCGTGAAGAGATGATGCAAGCAGTAATTCAGATGATGCAGCCTAATCCAGAAGAACAAGAAATGCAACAGCAGCATATGCAGATGGAAATGGCAGCTAAACAAGCAGAAACACAGCTAACGGGTGCTAAAGTACAAGAGACTCTAGCCAGTGCATACAATAAGCAAGCTGATGCTGCTTCTAAGATTCCTAACGAGACTGATGCACAAGAACGTATCTTAGACTTACAGAAGAAAGCATTAGAACTACAGAGTAAGGCTATGGAAGTCTCTAACATAGAGTCTGAGATAGTACGTAACATCCCTGAGATGAAACATTTAGAATCAGAAACTATTCTCAACTTAGCTAAAGCTAGTCAAGCGGTACGTTAAATGAGAACAGATAAGCAATTCTTTGATGGACGGTACAAGTTATTTGAAACGGACGGCTGGAAGGATCTAGTTGAAGAACTAACCTTAATGTCTAAATCCATAGATAACGTATCATCCATTGACGATGAAAAGTCCCTCTACTTAGTTAAAGGGCAAGTGTCTATCTTAAACATGATTATCACGTTAGAAGATCAGACAAAACTCATCGACACGGACAACTCTATTCAGTAGAGCCTGTGTCATTTTATTAACTCCACAATCTATAATATTAGACGGAGAGTATTACTATGGTAAATAGCATTGTAGTTGATCCTATTGAGAATTTAGAAACTGTTGAAAATGAAGTTGGCGTTGACTTAATTGAAGCAGAAATCCAAGAACCAGAAGCACAACCAGACTATGAAGTACCTAGTAAGTTTCAAGGTAAGTCAGTCGAAGACATTGTTAACTCCTATTCAGAACTCGAAAAAGAGCTAGGTAGGAAGGGACAAGAAATAGGTGAGCTACGTAAACTATCGGACGATTTTTTAAAGACTCAAATACAGGCCAATCAACAAAACAACACTGCGATTAAGGAAGAAGAACCTGATTTCTACGAAGACCCACAAGCGGCAATCCGAAGAGAAATAGACAATCATCCTAAAATAAAGGAAGCTGAACGATTTAACGAAGACAACCGTCAAAAGGCGGCTCAACGTGAACTCAGTCAGAAACACCCTGACGCTAAGGCTACTGTAGAGTCGCCAGAGTTTCAGGAATGGATTTCCCAGAGTAAGATTCGCCAGCGTCTGTTTAGAGATGCTAATGCCTACGACATGGATTCAGCAGAAGAACTGCTTTCTACTTGGAAAGAACGAAAGATGATTTCTAAGACACAAGAAGTAGAAGACTCTCAGAAACAATCGAAAGCAAAAGCACTTCAATCAGGCAAGGCTGAAAGTAGGTCTTCTGGGGACTCTGTTGGAGGTAAGAAAATTTACCGTAGATCAGACCTCGTACGTTTAAAAATGACAGACCCAGATCGCTATGAGTCACTTGGAAGTGAAATCTACCAAGCGTACTCAGAAGGTCGGGTTAAATAATATTATATACTGGAGTTAATTCACATGGCATTAGGTACAAATCACGTAACAGGCTCAACAGCAGCCGCCTTTATCCCCGAATTATGGTCGGATGAAGTAATTGCTGGATACAAGAAGAATCTTGTACTAGCTAATCTAGTAACTCGCATGAGTCACGTAGGTAAGAAAGGTGACACTATTCACATTCCTTCTCCTAGTCGTGGCGCTGCAAACGCAAAAGCTGCAAGCACACAAGTAGTGCTTAACTCTCCTGCAACCGCAGATATTGCTGTTCTACTCAACAAGCACTATGAGTATTCAACTTTGATTGAAGATATTGTAGAGAAGCAAGCATTGTCCTCTCTACGTAGGTTCTACACTGATGATGCAGGGTATGCCCTAGCTACTCAAGTAGACACGGATCTTTTCGGTCTAGTTCCTGCATTAAATGGCGGTACTCAGTTAGGCGGTGACGGTGGTAGTTCTGCTGCTGACATCACTGATGCTGGTATCCGTAAGTTTATGCTTGTCTTAGACAACAATGACGTTCCTATGACAGATCGTTCATTGGTAATTCCTCCTGTCGCTAAGAGTGATATGTTAGGAATTGCACGTTTTACTGAGCAAGCATTTATCGGTAGCGGTAGTGCAATCAAAACTGGCATGATGGGTAATGTATATGGCGTAGAAGTGTTTGTATCTTCTGCTTGTCCTACTGCAAGTTCCAATCGTGTAGGTGTTATGATTCATAAAGATGCTTTGGTTTTAGCCGAGCAACAAGGCGTTCGTTCACAGACTCAATACCAGCAGCAGTATCTTGGTGACTTGTTCACTGCGGATACTATCTACGGTGTTAAAGAGTTGCGAGATAACGCTGGTGTTAGCATTCTTGTTCCATCAACCTAATTAATGCGAGGTGCATTGATTTTTCACAAGCTTAACTTAGTTAAGTAGCTGACAATAGAGGCCCTTACTACGGTGAGGGCTTCTACTTACTTATAGTATCTAGGAAATTATATGCCCATCTACTCTTATAAGTGCGAAGACAATCACGTAACAGATCACTTATGTCCTATCTCAGACCGTAACAATGCAAAATCATGTAAGGTTTGTAGAGCCGATGCTCATATGATTATCACCCCTGTTAAAGTATCTCTAGATCCAACTGATCCAGCTTTTGCTGGTACGTGGTTAACTTGGGAACGTAACAGGGCAAAGCAAATGAAACAAGAACAACGAATACAGCAAAGCAGGGAGGGTTAACCTATCTTTGGATTTCCTATAGAAGCTATCACTATGATTCTAAGCGTCTTAGGCGGTGCTGTAATGAAGATGTGGTCACAATCACAGAAAGATAAGGCTGACCAGCAAAAAGCTCTCATACAGCGATTCTCGGCCTCTGAGGATAGTGTAGAGTCTGCTAGGGCCTATCAGAACCCTAACGCCCAATGGATCAGACGTTTCTTAGTTGTATCCTTTATGGCTATGGCAGCTTTTATCTTAATAGCTCCCATACTAGACCTTCCAACTGTAGTTCCTGTTGAAGTAACGAGTGGATTTAAGTTTCTATTCCTTGACTTCACAAATACAGTTACTGAGTGGAAAACATTAAAAGGCATGGTTACTCCTGAGTGGCTCCCTCATGCAATTATGGCTGTCGTAGGTATGTATTTCGGTCAGTCCATAGTTTCACGTAAATAAATTTAAACACATATAAGGTAAACAATCATGGGACTAGATAGGGGTTTAAATTCTTCATCGACTAATCCATTAGGAATTGATGATGATGATTACACAGCAACAACTAGGGGGGCGCAAGGGCCAAAAGGTGACGATGGGGCCTCTACTCAAGACTACATAGATAAGTACAATACAGTAGTTACTAGCGCAGCCTCAGCAGGAACCAGTGCTACTAACGCAGCTAGTTCTAACTCTCAAGCCGCAGCACAAGCGTCTACAGCCACTACTCAAGCAGGGATCTCTACCACTAAAGCTGGTGAGGCTGCTACAAGTGCAACTAACTCAGCCAACAGTGCTACAGCCTCAGCCTCTAGCGCGTCTACAGCCTCGACTCAAGCCAGTAATGCAAGCACAAGCGCGTCTACGGCTACTACTCAAGCGAGTAACGCAAGCACAAGCGCATCAACAGCTACAACTAAGGCAAGTGAAGCGTCAGCCTCTGCAAGCACTGCAAGCACTCAGGCAACCAATTCATCTAACTCAGCTACCGCTTCAGCTAACTCAGCAACGGCAGCAGCAAACAGTGCAACAGCCAGTGCTAACTCAGCTACTGCTTCTGCTAACTCTGCTTCTGGTGCATCTACCAGCGAGACTAACGCAGCAGCTAGCTTTGACTCTTTTGACGACAGGTATCTCGGTGCAAAGAGTGCTAACGTAGGTGTAGACAATGATGGTGATGCTTTAATTACTGGCGCACTATATTTCAACACTACTGCTAACTCAATGCGAGTATACAACGGCTCAAGTTGGGCAGACGCAGGAAGTGCAGTCAACGGCACATCACAGCGAGTTGTCTACACAGCAACCGCTAACCAGACCACATTCTCTGTGATCTATGACGCTGGTTTTGTTGATGTATACCTAAACGGAATTAAGCTACTTTTAGCAACTGATTTCACAGGCACATCAGGAACTACTATTGTTCTAGCCACAGGCGCAACAGTCGGTGACATAGTTGACATAGTATCTTATGGCGCATTTAACGTAGCTAACACTTACACACAAGTACAGAT